CACTGGGGCTCTGGCACCATTATGAACCGACCTACTCGACAAAGAACTGTTTGGAGAACTGTAACAAATGTTGAAACTTGGGACCAACAGCAACAAGAAACCGAGAATCAAGCAAGAAGCGGAACAAGGTCTTGGATGGATATCAATGATATTCGCACCCAAGTTGGTGACAGATTCGTAGACTCTTCTGCTATCCCTTGGATGAGGTCCGTTCCTGTTACTATTGACGTAGAAAAACTACGACCAAATACTGTAATGCACTTTGAGTTTGATGAAATTAATGTTGATAACTATATCACGCCATCAGGCGGAAGTATGGGCGACCCAGTTATGACTAACTCTATCGGACAAATTGCTGGTGCTGTACTACAGATACCTTCAGAAGGCCCAGAGGGAGTACGAATCAGAACGGGTATGAAAATACTTGCAATAAAAGATAATTTCATTCAACCAGAATTAATGACTACTCAAGCAGTAGGTGTATTTACGTCTGCTGGTACTCTTGATAGACGCCAGAGAGACATTCTATCTACTTTAGAAAGTTATAGAGTTGATGAATCGATTAGAGATGAACGGGCTATTTTAGGTGGGACAAGAACTATACAGGAATCTAGAAACGGACTCACAAACGGAAGAGAATCAAGACAGATTACAGAGTATTATGACCCAGTAGCAGAATCCTTTCTTGTTGCTAATTCAGAAGGCGGAGCATTCATAGATTCAATTGACCTGTTTTTCTGGTCAAAAGATGATGAATCAACTCCAGTCCGAGTAGAAATCAGAACAATGATAAATGGTTTCCCAACACCAACACAAATTCCACTCGCATCTAAGATGCTTTATCCAGACCAAGTTGCTACTTCTACGGATGGAGCCGTTAGCACGAGATTCCAATTCGATGACCCGATTTATCTAATGAATGATACAGAATATTGCTTTGTTGTAATATCAGATTCATTAAAATATAATATGTGGATTTCTGAATTAGGAGAAGTTGACTTATTGTCTGGAAACTATATTAGTGAACAACCATATCTTGGTTCGATGTTTACTTCACAGAATAACTCTACTTGGACTCCAGAACAATTAAAAGATATTAAATTTGATATGAATAGATGTCAGTTTAGTCCTACTGGTGACTTACAGATTAATATGAAGCCTTTCAATGGAATTAAAGAAGCGGCCTCATTTATGCCTAATTTTCAGCCACTTGTTCTTTCAGGAACAACTTTGGGAATCGAGGCTATTATTAATGGCGACACAAATGACATTATTGGTGGTGTCCTAGATAATGAAGATGTAGTCCTAGATGATGTAGTTGCTCTTGATGGCTCTCATACTATCGCATCTGGTTATCAATATACTCCATTATCATATAATACGACTTTTTCAACAGAAAATCCAAATGTTTCTCCTGTTATTAATAAAGAGAGACTATCGACCGTTCTTGTTAATAATATGATATGGGACACTTCACCGATACCAAAGAATGAATATGGAATTTATCAGTCTAAAGATGTTAAGTTGAGAACTTTTGCTAACGACTTACAAATGTGGTTAAGTGTTCAATCAGTTCCTAATACATACGTAAAATGCTACTATGATACAGGTACAATTATTCCAAGATATATTACAATACAACCATACGCAAACACAGTCACACACGGTGATTACAACGTAAACGATTTTGAACAAGAATACGCATATATTTATCCAGGAGGCACAGATAGTCCTGAAAATCATATTACAAATCAAAATGCAGGCATCGCGGCCTGGAATGGTATAATTCCAGAGAGTGGTGATGAAGCCATCAAATCTACTGCTTATGTGGATGGTGATGACGACCCAGCAAACGAAACAATGATGCACTTAGTTGATATAAGTAATATGAAAGAGATTATCAGAACATACTTTATTTGTACTGAAGATTTAACGGGTGTCACCGCAGACTCAACGAGTGCTGGTATCGGTACCGACCTTGACGAATACGAAGTCGATGATATATGGTTCGGAAGTTGGGATGATGACCTTAATAGACATTTCTATAAGAAAATCATTCTTCCAGATGGAACATACGCTAAAGAAGAAGTACCAATTCTAGAGATTGATTCAATCGTAGATGCAGAACACCCTGATTATCCGATTGGTCTGGCTGTTATAGAAGAAGCGCCATTATCTTGGAGAGAGATGAAAGATAGTGGAAATACTGTAACAAATCCATCCATCGTAACGGATATGGAGTTTGTAGAACATACATTCACTCCACTGAAGAAAGTACCTGCTGAATTTGACCATTTTAGAATTAAAATCGAATTACACACGACCCATCGATGCTATTTACCAGCAGTTCGAGAGATGCGTGTCCTGGCACTGACATAGGAGAAGGAAGAATGGCTAAAAAACCAACCTACACAAAAGACCCCTATACTGGTGCTGTAGTATTTACCGATGTTGATGCTTATGCCCAACGTAAAAAGGTGATAGAACGACAGAAGTTATCAGAAAAGACGAAGAAGGATTCAAAGCGAAGTATAAATAGTATGAAGAACGAAATTAAAAGCCTCAAGAAGTTGGTAAGCGACTTTATTGAGGGAGGCAAGAACTAATATGGCAGGCACAACCGAAATTCCATACGTAAGAAAGGATGAGACCTTTAAGACGTGGCGAGAACGCACCAACCAGATGATTCAGCAACAGAACAATTTCGTCAGAATGCAAGAATTCCTGATGCTTGGAGTAAGTGACCCCTATGTCACCACCTCTATGCAATTGAATTATATGAGTGAAGTTTCTTCCGAATAAAAATATAGGAAATTAATAAATGGCACACTATACAGGTCACACATTCACTTTAACAGAGTTGAATACAATCGAGCAACAGAAGAGTGCATTTCTAGACTCTTTGAATATTAAGTTGGATGCTCCCGACCTTCTAGTTAAAGACTTGGCATTAATGCTCAAGTCTCTAGAGGTAATGGAGAATTTAGAGCATCTACCAGAATATAAAGACTTTTTAATTAATGTAGCAAATCGCTCGGCTGATTTTGTCTCTCCGACGGAATTGATACCAAATGGTGGTCTTGATATTACATATGAAACATCTAATCTAGTACAGAATAGTTCATTTGCCGTAGATGCGTTTGAGACAGAATTGCTCAAGAATAGTGGCTTTGATGTACCAGTAGATTTAGCACGACCTTGGTCGAACGGTATAGCATACCAATTTGATGTTCTCTTTACTGAAGGTACACAGATTGTTCAAGCATATACTGACGGATTACAAGAAGCCCTTACTTGGTTCGAGACTCCTTTAAAACCAAATACACAATACAAATTCGCATATGACCTATCAGTAGCAGACGTTAACTGGGATTTATCCAGTGGCGCACAGAATATGGTCGATATGCTGGCTCCAGACACAGCAACATTTTCAGAAGTTGGTGGTGGACCAGACCCAAGAGTATTCATTTGTTCGGTAGTGGAAGACCCACTTCTTATACGTCCTACTTGTAGTTATTGTACTAACAATCCTTCAATCACTGACGAAGCGACTTGTACAGGCGTTTCAGAAACTTGGGTAGTAGATACACCACAATATTTAACGTCAATCACTGCAATGGAAGCCGCTTGTACAGGCGCAGGCTCACATTGGGATGGTGGCGCAATCAACGACCCGAATACACAAACGCACACTCTCGTACCATATCATATTGAGGCACGTGAGGGTGACACAATTATATTTAATAACCCTATAACTTCTATATTAGTACACAATGCAGTTTCAGATGACAATATTTCTTTTGCTTCACCTGACTTAGAGCCAGGAGAAGATTGGAGTTGGGTTGTAGACGGATATCACGACTTATATTTTCACTGTACATTCCACCCTCTTGAAGAAGGGCGAATGACAACGACCACAAATCACAGATTTGTTTATTCTATTGACCACGGTTTAAATCCTGGTGATACAATTAAAGTTCCGATTAACTACGGCGCAAATGTTGCCCTACCATCGCTAAGTAACTCATACAAAATTAACTTGACGATGCCTCAGCCTTGTACTTCATTAGGTGGAGCGGGTAACCAAAACGTAGTAGAATCACTTTACCACGACTTGAGTCTTACAGACTTAGTAGCATTCCAGTCTGGTCCAGTTGAAACTAATCCAAATGCGACAGTCCCAGTTGATGTTATTTTCCAAGGCGGAGATGACCCACAAACGGTTGACGCAACAGCGGACGTTTCAGTTGTCGGTGGTGTTGTAACTGCACTAACACTATTAACTGGTGGTTCTGGATATCGAGCAATTCCAACGATGTACATTACTGGCGGTGATGGCGCAGGTGCTGTCGGTGAAGTAACATTTGATGGTTCACTTGAAACAATTACACTCACAGATATTGGTGCCGGATATACTTCTGCACCTACTATAGAAATTTCAGTGCCAGCAACTCCTCTTATTGGAGATGGTGGAACAGCGGTTCGAGCCGAAGCAACCTGTACTATCACTGGCGGTGGAGCAATCGATGTAATAACGATAACAGTGGCTGGTTCTGAATATACAGGCCCGCCCGTAATCTCTTTCATAGGTGGTGGGGCAACCGTTCAAGCAATTGCAGAGGGTGAAATTACAGGTTCTATAACTGCACTAACACTACTGCAAGGTGGTACTGGTTATGGTTCTGGTGACGGGTCAGTCGGCTTAGGCGAAAGACAATGGGAAGAATATATTATCACCGCAGTTCAAAAAGGTGATGCACGAGTAGACGTATTCTTTGATGACGTTAATGTTATCGGACATATTCATACTGGAGAATTGACAACGGCAGAATATGCCACAATTCAGACAGGTGCAAACGTAATTTCAATGTCTTCCACGGACGGTGACGGTTCGGGTGAAAACTCACCTCACGCTCACTCTGTTACATTCAATTGGGACCCAGCCCTAAACGCTGGTGCTGGTGGACTGTATGTTGTAGGTATGACAGGTTCACATACTCACGGTATGGAGAACTACTACGATATATCTGGTGGAACAAATATTGAATTAACAAACTTCGGACATTATCATCAAATCTTAATTGACTTGGCTGATGAAGCAACGCTTAAAGCAAGTCCTCTTACTGGAGTCACACAAGACCAAGACGGAACTTGGAGTGCTACGGGTGGTGCCACATTAATCAGAACTTCTGACTACGGCACTTCAGACCCACAGCATTTCCATACGCTTGAATTAGGTTGTCTTACTCCTGCAGATGATATCTATTTAATTATATCAATTGACCAACATATTCACGATTTTGATAGAGTCTGGTATCCAGGTTCAAGTCAATTCACAATCGGTCAATACGACTTTTCAATGGGTGGAGATGATAATAATCCTACATCTATTGCAGACCCATTCACAAACATAGTAGGGTATGTGAAGAAAGAACGTGGAATCGAATGTGATTCTCACGGTCTGGAAGCAGGTCAGAAAATACATTATCAAAATGTTTACAACGGTATCCATCACGGAAATACGAACTACTTTGTAGATTTCATAGTCGATTGGGACCACTTTGTACTGACAGAAACAGTTATTTATCCTTTAGCGAATGCTCCTGGAACTACACCAACAACATTCAATGTTGAAGAAGCATACACAGTTGTTGCAGATATGGCATCGTATAGATTTGAAGTCGAAAGAGACATAACAAATCACTTCGGTGACCCAGGTGCTGGAACTGGAGTAGAGATGCTCTGGTCACGACCACGTACTGTCAAATCAGTCAATCACGGATTAAGTGTTGCTGATATTGTTCAGTTACCTTCAGGCCCACAACCGTATATGCCATCAGAATTACCTGGTGAAATGAGAAACCATACAGTTGTCGCACTCGGAGATGGTTACGGACCAACTGATAACTTACATATTACAGTAGATACACAAACATCATTAACATTTCCAGACCCGAATACAACCACAGTAGAAGGCGCACAAGACTCGCCTTGGTACTGGACTTGGTGGGACCAGAGTGATATATCTTACTTCCCTTATCAAAGAGATGAAGCAGAAGCAGAATCATTTGGTGGTAACCAAGGTATAGTTGGTGGATTCGACTTATTCAGAGGTGGTACTTACGAATTTTTAAATAACGCTTGGAACCCATCAGGGCATATCACAATGCCTGACCCATTCACGGGTGCACCTACATCAATGTATATGCACGCCGCTGGTATTAAAGCAATACCCGGAGCAGGTTGGGATAACTTAGTTCAAGCAGGTATGACAAGAGGTATAGGCGAAGTCGGAGAAGGCTATCACTGTATCTCTAAAAATGCAAATCACGGATTAACAATTAATTCAGGTGACTATAATGATTTTGTCAATACAGATGAAGACCCCGGAACTTGGATAGCAGACGAGCCATTCCCAGTTTGTATGTCTCTCCCTGGTTGGTGCGAAGCAATTGACGTAGATGGTTGGTACTACAACGGTATCGATGACTGGGCAACTTGTGAAGCATTAAATCCAGGTTTTGATGACGTTGGACTCCCACAATGGAGAATGTCACAATGGATTGGTAACTTCTCTAAAAACTTTATTTGGAGAATCCCAGAAGATTTCGGCCTAACAGGCGCTGATGGCGTATCTGGTTTCGGCCCATTTGTTCCACCAGGAGCAGTCAACGGCTACTATGCGGTTGAAGCAGACGGTGGACTTTACAAATTTGACAAAGAAGGTATGATTGAAGGTACTAACCGAACAATCAACTTATATCGTGGTGGTACATATCGATTCAGAGTTAATGCCGCAGGACATCCGTTCTACGTAACGACTGACGATGGTTCTCACTTTACTCCGGGTGCTTACTTCGGTGAGTATCTATTAGGTGTAACGGGAACAAGGGCAGAAGAAGGCCCTGGTGACCAGACATATACAGGTTCTTCTAACTTCGGTGCTGATGCCACAGGGGCATTAAAATACGAAATATGCGAATTCACTGTTCCTTCAGTGGCGCCAGATACATTGTATTATCAATGTGCGTGGCACGCCTCGATGATTGGAACATTAAATATTATTGACCTACCGACAGTTAATGCTGGCGAAGATATACACGTTTATTATCATCACGGTCAAGATAATATGTACACTCCGCTACACATCTTAGATAAGATTGTTGTAGATAACGGAACAGGTCCTGATTACTTTCAAGTACAGCCAGAACCTGAATACGCATTCCCAGTAGCAGGAACTTCAAACCACACATTACAACTTGGTAATCTAGTAACAGCAACTGGACCAGGTGCTATACCAAAAATTCAAGCAATGAATATCGAACTTGGAACGGTACAATATATCGACCCACTTTCGATGATTGTGGGTGTTGGTTCAGAGCAATTCCTTGTTACAAATAACTTTACTGGTAACGCTGTAGTTTACTTGAGTGTAGATATTGGCTATAGGTCAGATATTGCTCTAGACAACGTAACTTTCAAAGAAGTTGTTTGGACAGAGACAGGGTCCTGGCAGGTTCAAGGTGGCACAGCATATACAAGTGATACTACTGCTGGTCATATTGAGCAACTTGTTACTGGCACAGTTCTTGACGGAATTACTTATGAAATTCAATACGATATCATAGAAGATTTCAAAGATGACTTTGGTGCACCAAACGGAACAATTAAAGCATCTATCATAGGTGACACAGTTGTTGAGGGTACTGCTAACACGGTAATCGGACATTATTCTGAAACAGTGGTAGCACCATTAAACTCTACAGTATTCAGACTGACAAGTACGGGAATGGGCAAGATTGACAATGTGTCAATCAGAGAACGAGTAACTGGTCAGAATGCTTGGTATATGGGTGAAGGTTGGAGTTCAGTGGGTGGTAAAGCATACATTGATGGTTCTATCTCATCCGCATCACAGATTAATCAGACTGTTGGCTTTGAGGCAGGGAAACTATACGAAGTTAAATACAACTTATCAGACCTTGACCCAGAAGATAATGGAATGACTGGACGATTAAGAGTCGGACTTGGTAATAATGTAGACCATCTTATTGCAAACTGGAACTTTGATATTACTGACCCAGTGCTAGTTAACTGGACAACGAGTGGTGTTGATGTACAAATCAATAATGAAAAACTAGAATTTAGTTCTTCAGTAAATGGTACTGCAACATATACAGTTCCGAATGCTCTTGTTAAGAATCGTCATTACGAAGTGACTCTAGCCACACAACTACAGACACACGACATTTTACATTTTCAAGTTGGACCAGGGCCTACGGGTTCTCACTCACATACTTTCCAAATCACTCAGGCTGATGCCGATTGGTTACAGGAAGATGACACTCGCACAATGGCTTTCGCACAGACTGATGCGTATCACGCCGAGACTTATACTCACGTATTTACTCTTGGTTGGTCTGCAGGTGGTGGTTGGACTCTAATCAGTCAAACTATTCCAGAAGGACACGAAGATATAACACATACAGGCACAACTGTTAATACTCCGACTATTGAAATTCTTATGGACGGTGTTGTTAAAGCAACAATCACAGAAAGTGGAATTCAGCATTTCGATATGTTAGGTGAATCCGTCACTGACGTAGTAGTTAGAATGAATGGTACTGGTTACATTGACCACATTAAATTATTTGAAGAAGAGATTCCGACACTAGATTATGATTCTACTGGCCTTGTTCATCAAGGTGAAGTAGTCCATCACGTAAGAGCGGGCTCTCACGATTCTCTCATTCACTTTGTTGCGGATGTTGATAATAATCGTGCAGAAGAGAATCCTCCATATTACTCTCAAACTGGTTTTGAAGGAGCCATCGATGATGTTTCCGTAAGAGAAATCGAAGAGAAATGGACATTTGCTCCTGAACAAGGTGGAGCCGCGTATGTTGACCAAATAACTCAACAAATCTATACATCTGGAGTTGGTTCTTCAGCAAGAGGTATTGCCCATATCAATTTTGAAATAACTGACGAAATGAATTATAAAGTGGCTTTCAGTGTAGACAGACCTACTGACTCTATAGTTAAAGTTGGTCCTACACCAGATTCAAATAGTTACGGAGAGATGGTAATAAATGCGAATGATACGCTTAGTGAAAAAGACTTCATATTTGTTGCACCTGTAACGGGAGTTGCATACTTAACGATTGCGACTACAGGCAACGGGTTCACTTACTGGGATAATATTTCAGTCAAGACTGTTCCGAATCTTTCTTCTGACGAGTATCTACTCTTAGCACGTTCAATGAATGTGTTCGGGGTTCCAATAGGTGGAGAATCTAGATGGAATGCAACTCATCTCGATATGGAAAGTGCAGATTATACTGGACAACCAACAGCAGGAATGCGTAACATAGAATCATTCGGTGAATCTATCATTGAAGATTACTATGATGTTAACAAGCGTTCTAACGAAATCTTGAATCCGCCTGTAATGATTTCTGGTTTAGATATTGAAACTGGTGCAAGAGGCGTTCTAGCAATCAGCCCATCGTGTTCTAATCCAGCATTTACTGATATAGTATCCTGTCATACTGCTAACGGAGTTTGGACTGACACTGTACCCGCATCTTGCTCAAACGGAATTTATCTAGATGAACCAACTTGTGTAGAACCTTGGGGAACTTGGACTGCAGGAACTTGTTCGGCTACAAGTATAACCGATGAAGGAGAATGTTTAGCGGAAGGAATTTGTTCTGACCCATCATTCAATAATAATGAAACACAATGTCTTGCCGCAGGTACTTGTTCTGTCGGAACTTACTATGACCAAGTATCTTGTGAAAACAATGCAGGAACTTGGACAAATGCAGGAAATACTTGGACAAGTGCAAATAATACTTGGACACCAGGCAGTTGTACAGACGTATCATATACTACTGAACAAACTTGTATTGCACCGAGAGGAACTTGGACTGAAGAAGTGTTCGAGAGTTGTTCAGATGGAATACAATTAACTCAAGTTCTTTGTGAAGCAGACAGAGGAGTTTGGGACCCGACAGTTGTAAGTGCAATACCGGGACATACAATAATCTTAAATGGTGATGGTATTGACCCACTGTGGACTATAACAGTAGGCGGAGTTGTTCAAGAAACTGGCGCTCTAAATCTACCGACACAGGTCAACTTTACATTGGCTGACAGTACTCCACTTGGAGCACAAGAACTAATAATCACTAATACTGACGGTGACACAGCAACAATGGCCACCACATTTATGGTAACCGACCACTTGAGAATTATAACGGTTACAGATGAAGGTTCTGGAATATTTTCAATAACTGGAGCCAACTTCTGGCCAAGTCCAAATACAGCAATAACGCTAGAAGTAACTGGAATACCTGGGGTAACAGCAGGCGCTTATACTCCTACATTCATTGATGCCAATAACATCTCTTTTGATGCTACTGGTCAGGCGAGTGGTACATATGACGTAATACTCACCCATACAGACGGCCAATCGTTCAGAGAAGTTAGTTGCATAACGATTCCGTAAAAAAACGATATGCTTATAAATAGTTTTATTATAAATATATCAGAAGAATACAATTTTTGGAGATAAAATACAATGTCCGTAACACTATCAAGCATAACTACTGCGGTTGACCCGTTTAATGACATACCAGATATTACATTTGATAGTATCGATGTTTCGGCGTTTACCGAAGAAGTAGAAATATATACAAATACGCCGGCGGTAATGATACCGACTAAATTGAACGCTATGGCGACTTCAATGAAGACCTGGCTCAATGATAATATTTCCGCTCCTTTAGAAAATCAACAGAATACCTTCAAAAATGAGGTGGTTGTCCGTACCAATACGGCAATGAATGCTGTAGAAACCTATATGAACGATGAAGTTCAGGGTTTCGTAAATACTACATTCGTACCTTGGGCTAATGATGCAGGAAACGTCCTGTCTAATCACGCTAATACTCTTGAGAACAACGTAACAACTACGATGACTCAATTGCAGGCTGATTATACACTTCACGTCCTGGCACAAGATGCAATTATCGCCCAAGCACTAAATGATATACTGGAAAATCTAGCCCAGTATACTTCTGGCGCTGCCAACTCTGGTTATTCTATTCACGCAACAAACGAATTACTCGCCGATATCACAATGACTCGGGAGATTGGCTTTACTGATTATATGTACAATTCAGAAGGCAATATTACTTTCGCTGAAGAAGGCTCTAACACTACTCATCACATTAGTTATCATCCATCTACTGGAGCGATTATGTCTTTTGGTGAGACAATGCAAATTGTAGGTGAGCCTCGACCTTTCGTTCAACATTTGAAATTAGAAAATGAAGCATCTACTGGTTCAACTTCAGTCGCAAAAATTAAAGCATATGATGCCTTTAAGAATACTTCAGGTGGTGGAGTACACTCATTCAGAGTCAGTGGTCACGAAGTAAATGGCGACCCTGCAGTCGAACTAACTATTTTAAATAATACTTCAGTTCCTGACGTAGACAATCCAGAACTTATACTAAGACGTGGTGTTGATGCCGCGATTATGTTCGGAAATATTGATGCGGGCGATTATATTAAAATTACTGAAATAGACGGCACTACAATTTATAATGGTGGGGTTGTCGGTCAATATGCAGAAGATTACGATACAGTTTTATTTAAACCCAATGCAAGTTATTGTCACGATATGACATCCGCAGTAACTGGTTGGGGTGTTCCTGCAAGTTTTCACGCAAGTGACGTAGACTCATCCGGCGGTGACCACGATACGCCAACTAAATGCGAAGAGTATGTTGACTCTATTGTCGCACTTCTCGATGACTTCTCACGTACTTATGAATATGGTATAGCAGGCGAATCTTATGTCGGTTCTCTTTCTGACGGACTGATTTACAAAGTTTATATCAATGATGACTCAGGTTTCATTGATTCTTACGCATACACAATTGATGCAAATGGCAAGCAAGGCACTGGTGCTATACTTAACGCTATCTATGATGATGGTGTTTCAGATGTAACGATTACATCTGGTGGAACCAAGTTCTCTATGAACGCGGCCGCTAGAGCGTTTGATTTGGGTGCTGTAGATGTTACTGGTTCTTCTGAAACGAAGGCAATAGCGACTCATACTCTTAAAAACGGAATGGTTGATACTATTACTGTTGATATGGGTGCCCCAGGCGCTGGTTATACTGGATATTGGGAAGTTATGGTAGAAGATGGCGGAACAGGTCATACGCATACAATTCAATTAACACAAACAGAAGTTAATGTGATAAAAGGTGGTGGTCAAGTTACTTCTACGACTGTAGATGCTGGCCATACTCACGACCAAGTAGTCGGATGGAATGATTTCAATAACTCATTCTATTATGTTTCTACTTCAGGTGCTCACAATCATCCAATTGGTGTTGCAACGCACGAAGTTAATCCTTTAATAACCCTTTCAGTTACAACTTCAACTGGTGGACTGGCAGATGGCGATGTCTATCTGACTGAAACTGGCGAACTTGACTATGTTACTGTTACAAATGGTGGAGCCGACTATGTAGTCGCAGACACAATTGCGATTTCCGGTGGTGCTCCTTCAGTAGTTGGGACAGTAACTATGGACTTAGTTGACGGTGGAATAGCGGGATTCTCTGTATCAAATGCTGGTACAGGATATACTGATACGACTGCTAAAACAGTTGCAGTTATAATTCAGAATAACGCATTTAGCCCATCAACGATTTCTGCGAATGTTGGCGATACCGTCACCTTCCAGAATCTTGACATTCAGCCTCATACTGTTACACATACAGATGGTATGTTCGACTCAGGAGATATTCCTCAGAACGCAACATTCACTTATGTTATTACCAAAGAAACAGAGATTACAGACAAGTACGACCTCTATGATGATAACAATGTAGGCACAACCGCTACTCTTTGGGTGCGAGATAATTCTGTCTATGTTGATATGGTAACTACAACGGGTGGTGGAGTTAGAGGGCTTGCGACAGTAGACTCAAACGGAAATATTCTTAACATTGCTGTAGACAGACCTGGACAAGGTTATGTTTCAGGCGATACTGTAAGAATTATTGATGTATCTGGTCCTGGTGAAGGTGCTTATGCTGACATAGTTACAGACCGTAGTATTGCGGTAGTTAATGTGACTGCGCCGGGCACTGGCTATTCATCCGACACACAGGTTATAGCAATAGATAACACGGGCTACCCAATTTGGGATGAGCCACACGCAAACATTATCGGAACTTCATTTGGTTCAGGAGCAATCTTGAGACCAGTACTTACGACTGAAGCAGTTTGTTCAGACTCACAGTATCTAGACGAGACAACTTGTTTGGCTGCCACTGAAACTTGGACGACTGTCGGTGAAATGACTGGAGTGACTGTAGTTGACGGTGGTTCAAATTATACCGATATAACATTCGTTATTAATGACCCAGCGGAAACAGGTAATGGTGCGACTTTAGAAGCAGACCAAAATAATGTAGTTACCGCAGTTAACTTTACTGCAAGAGGCGAGAATTATAATGAACCATATCTTCTCGTTCAAGATGGTGGCGGATTACTAGGCTCTAATCTCTACGGCGGACCGACAGTTGGTAATGGCTTTGTTGGTACAGTTGGTTTAAACAACGGTATCGGAGCAGTTACGATTGTCGAAGATTGGCAAGACTATGAGCCAGGATATACTAGGGTTATGGTCATCGATGAACACGCAGAACCTACTGGTTACGGTGCTGAAGGCACTGCTACGCTAGGTGTTGCGGGTAACATCTCTGATGTTGAGATGACTAATCCAGGTACAGCATACAAAACACCAGTTGTGTTAGTTGCTGGACCAGTCATATACACTGGAGCATCAATTAATAATGTTAATACTGATTTAGCACTATATGGCCCAGAGGGAAATACCAACGGTTCTCCTTTCTCTGCTAATAATGCCGCAGGTACTAACTACAAAAACGGTATAATGATTCAATTTGAGAATCCAAATGGACATACTTTGAACGACTCTTGGTCATTCAAAACGATGTCTTGGACATTGGGTACTCCTGCGTCATTGCTATATACGTCTAGCCGATATGATGGTAACCTCGAAAATATGCGAGGCATCATAACTCTCAAAGATGTTTGGGATGTGTAAGGTTAGATAAATTTATATAAAATAATTCTGTATTATAAATAGAATTGAATATTAAAGAACTGGAGAAAATACAACTATGGATATTTTAACACTTGGTAAGATGAACCAAATGGCGAAAGATGTCGACCAAACCTTGGAATATCTAGCCAATGCGACATTCTCTGCCCTAAAAGACGTTTGCGATTTCCAAGAAGGAAACATTACAACGATTGAATCGTGTGTTGCCCAAGGAATCCTAGACTTAGAGGCTGCCGGAGGCGGTGGCGGTAGTGGGCCACAATACGTATTGTATGTTGGTTGTAATCATAACAGCGGACAGACTGGTCAAGAAGGAATAAACTATGGCGGACATCAATGCAACTGGACAGTTCCAGCAGATGTAAAAGGAATAAAATTTGAAATGTACGGCGGAGGGGCCTCAGGTTGGGGTGCTTGTTGCTGTATGATGGTTGGAATTCCTGGTGGTGCAGGTGGTTATATAGTAAAACACTTAAACGAAGAAGATGGCCATTTTACTGCCGGTTCTTCAGTATATTCAATATGTTCAGCAGGAACAGGCTGTTGCTATCCTGGTAGTAGCATAGGCAGAGGACATACGAGTTACGTTACTGGTCCTGGTCTTTCAAACTTCTGTGCGATTGGCGGGCACCAAGGTCAGCATCAATGTAGAAGTTTTAACTGTTACACTTGTTGTCATACTTGTTTCGGTTGTGCCCACGTTTACGGTGGGGATTATGGTCAACCGGGACGTTCATCTTGGTTACATAGTAATCATTATTGTGCGGGTGGTCTGTGGCAAGTTGCTTCAGGTTCCCCAGGACCTCTTGGAACTGGCGATGCACATTCCCCAGATGCGTGTACTTTTGGTATGCACTCCGGTGGTTCACCTGCCTCACCTGGTGTTGGCGGGTATAGCGGAATGACTTCGGGTAGTTGTTGTTGCTCAAAAGCCGGTGGTGGTGGCGCAGTAGTTGTCACATATTGGAAATAAGACAAATTAAAAGTTAATTAGGAGATATATTAAAAATGGCTAAATTGAATATTGAAATGACGTATCCAGTGCCGGATAAGTATCTATCCCAGAGTACGGCGGCCGGTAATACTGCTACGTTGTCTTATCTAGGGCCTGACACAATCTGGGTGCAAGTATACAAAGACGGAGATAACAAAGGGAAATGGAATACCAATCCCATAAAAACGAATTATCACGATGATGGTGATATCGAAGGCGAGGATGACGATATGACCGCGGCAATCGAAGCACTTCCAGTGCCTCTTGATTCGGCTCGAATCAAAATCGATTGCAACACGAATCCACATCTTTGTGCCATATGGACTGATTGTCACACTGTAGGCGATGACACAGGTTCTTATGAAAATCTTCCCCAAATACAAGATAAACTTCCTGACGGAACTGTTTATTACGAGCGTCCTCGAGACGATAAAATTCCACCTGACCACGTATGGAATCCACAAGAATGCACTTGGAATTTCGATACAGAAGAGTGGGACTTAGTATTACGTAAGCCTAAAGACTTCGGTATGCCCGAATCTTGGGATGAAATTCGTGCAAATAGAAACAGAGACCTCGAAGATACTGATATCAAAACACTTTTACCAGACGGTGATGAAAAGACTGCTTGGGAAGAGTATCGGCAACTATTGAGGGACATTCCTCAGACTTACGCCGGTGCAGAATTGCATACTATACCACGTCCAGAATCTCCCGAAGATGTAAAAAATAATGCGGCGAGAGCGGCTGAAGAGGAGAACAACTAATGGATATCTTAACACTTGGTAAAATGAACCAAATGGCCAAGAACACTAACCAAGCGTTAGAGTTGATGGCAAATCACGTATATGAAACACAGTCTGAAATTGCAGAATTTCAAGCAACCAATGAAACTAATATTGATTCGGCCGTCTCGACGGGATTGTCAGAAATTCAGACTTTGATTGATACTGGAGTTTCATCTGAACCCCAAAAACACTTTTATATTTACAACACAAATCATTGGTCAGTGACTAATGGTGGTTGTTGCTTACATTGGACTGTACCTGCAGGAACTCAAATAATTACATTTGAGATTCTATCTGGTGGCGGCCCAGGTGGCTCTGCCGGACACGATTATGACTCAGGTCACGGTGGTGCTGGTGGTAACTATAATGAAAAAACAATCTGTCTAGATGCAGGACATTTTAACTCTGCTCCTGGCAGTGAATCTTCTTATACATTATGTTCCGGTGGTACTTCACAATGTTCTTGTTGCACAACTTGTAACAGAGCGTGTAGACACGGTTGTACATCTTATGTAAACGGACCTGGCTTATCAAACTTCTGTGCGATTGGCGGTCACGGTGGTTCAACATCTTGGGATGTTAACTCTTCTTGTTATAACTGTCACATTGGAAATCTTCAGTGCGATAAAGGTAACTACAATGCAGGTTGGGTATCACATAACTGTAACGAAGCAACGCAAGGTGGAGATATGTGTTTCAGAGGTATTAATGGCTCACACGATAAACAGTATGACTGTTGTTCAGACACGCACTCATATAGCGGTGGACCTTCGGGACCATTTGCAGTATCAGGCACTGCTGTTAATAAGCATTGGTGTACTGGTAATCACGCTTGTTGTTCTACTCATTCAGCCTTCCCTGGTGGGGGTGGTGGTGGTTACGGAACAGGTGCAGGAACTCCTTGTGTAGGTGGTTTTGGCGCAGGTGGCTTAGTTAAAGTGACTTACCAATAATGAATAAATTTAGGAGATAGAATAAAATGGCACACGTACAAAAAATCGTAACTTACGACTTACCAGACGAGTTCGAGATGCTGTCACCGACTAAAGCGATGGGTAAAACGTCTACGCAAAGTTATGATGGCCCTTCTACTCTCATCCTATGGATTGACAAAGAGTCGCAAGATATTGAACAGACTTGGGACAAAGACGACTATACAGACCGTCCTGTACCATTAAATTTAGAAGTCAAAGAACTTAAAGCAGACACAGACGAGAATACGGTTAAAATCGGAATTCTCTACGGTGGCTTTGCAGAGAGAAAACTTTATGAAGTTAGAGTCGGACCAGTTGATGAGGACAATATTATCATTGCTGACCCCTCGGACCCACGGCAAATCTTTTCAGAAAATGATATCATAGATGACTATACTAAACCTCTAGTGTTTAGGTCTGATTATCGCCGAAGAGATGATGACTTCATTCGTAAAGAACGAAACAGTAGACTGAAACAGTCCGATGCCAGAATCGCAGAAGATATGCCTGAAGAAGTCAAAGCAAAATGGATGGCTTATCGTCAGAAATTACGAGATATCCCTGCAGATTGGTCCGCAGTACCTAACCATATGGTTAGATGGCCAACTGACCCAGACGGAGAGTATGATGACCCGTATGCTCGGAACGAAGATGAGAACCACGATATCATTATGGTGGCAGACCGCACAGCGGATGATGCCGATGCAATGGCACAATTAACACCTATTGATGGTATTGACGAGTAAGAATAAGAAGTTTTAAGTAGTATATTGAGGGCTTCCCTAGTGGGAGCCCTTTTTTATTGCGTATAAATACTTGACAAGATGTACTGATTATGTTATAATAGTCGTAATTTTAGGTAATTAAACAAGTGAGGTGAAGTGATGAAACCGAGTCGTTCAAAGGCTTTCTTTATAAATGGTGGTGCCGGTCGTGTGCTATCATCAATCCCTGCATTAGAAAAATATCACGAAGAATCAGGTGACCCTGACTTTGTTATTGTTTGTGAAGCAGGAATGGATTTCTACAGAGGACATCCAGTTCTCCATAAACACGCATACGAAGTATGGCACAAAGGACTCTTTGAAACTATCAGAGACAAAGATGCCGTATCTCCTGAGCCCTATCGTGTAAACGAATACTACAACCAACAATGTTCTCTTGCTCAAGCATTTGATATCGAAATCAATGGTCTAGAGGACCCACGAGAACTTCCAGTACCAACTGTCACATTAAACAAAATGGAGACTGTTACTGGATATCAAACTATCCAAGAAATTAAAGCGGGTGTTAATAAAGACAAGGCTATAATTATTCAGCCGTTTGGCCGTACTATCACCAAAATGGGAGAACACCTCGTAGATGGTACATCCCGCTCTTTTGAACTTGGAAACATTACTAATATTATTGGTATACTCCGTGAGAAGTATGCAGTAATTATAATGAGTGAAATTCCTTTTAATGTACCTCAAAACGAGAAACATCCAATAGCATTTCCAAAAGAACCCAATCTCCGACTATGGGCTGCGATGATTAATTCAGCGGACCATTTCTTGGGTTGCGATTCTGTTGGACAACATATTGCTAAAGCATTAGGCAAAACAGCGACAGTTGTTGTCGGCTCCACGGTACCTATCAATATCACTTATCTTGATGATGACGATTTTGATGTCATAGATTTTGGTCACGAGAAGGGAAGAGAATATTCTCCTATCAGACTAACTATGGATGATGAGATAGATAGGGGTAATGATAAGATAATGATGTTGGAAACTATGGAAGAAAAGAGAGTCGTAGACTCTTGTGTAGAATTCTTAGGAGAATCAAAACCATTCTCTGGCAAATTTGAGCCAAGTCAACCAAACCAATCCTGTGGTACACCAGCACCGACAACTACAGAAGAACAAAAACCCAAAGACTTACCGAACTATGATTTCAACACAACGAATTTATTGGAGACATAAGATATGAGCCAGTGGATAGCAGGTATAGCCAGAGGCCATAATGGTGGCGTTTGTTTATTGAAAGATGGAGAAATCGTTTTCTCTGTAGAAGAAGAGCGATTGAGTCGATTTAAATACGATGGCGCCCCATTAGCCTCTATGACTAAAATACTTGACTATACAGACAAGTTGGATTATCTAGTAATTGCTCATACACAACCAGATGAGAGCCGACTAGATTATAGTGGAGATACTATTTATGCCGGCTTGGCACGAAAATTAAGGCTGATTGAAAAGCCAGACCAAGTATTAGATATGCACAAATGGCACCATAAGATGCACGCCTCTTGTTCTTTCTATAGGTCTGGTTTTTCTTCTGCCGTTGCAGTTATTGTAGATGGCGCTGGAACATTTATTCCAATGCAAATGAATAACGAAGAAGTGATGGTCTGGGAATTAGAATCAATATTTGATTGTGCTTATCCAGATAATTTCAAGACTCTCTATAAACATCAAGGTAGTAGAGGACCCATTCCAAGTTATCACAACCTAGAATATAGTTCTGAAAGAGAGGGCGAGAAAGGCACTCACGAATTAATTATTGATGATTCTGCGGGCATCGTAAAAGCATACGAAGCCGTAACGCAATATTGTGGTTGGTCACCTATCGAAGCAGGCAAGACTATGGGGTTATTTCCATATGGTGGATTAGTAGATTACTTTCCAAACATATATTCAACACCACGTGGAAGTGATTGGAAAACCACAGACAGAAATTTAATTATTCCTACATATCCAAACGGAGCATTAGTAAATGCTGGTCGTTATAAAAAATTAAATATTGGCTTAGAAAAAGAAGATGGTGATGTGACATTACTTGATAATCGTAGAGATATGGCATTTGCCGTTCAGAAAGAATCACAACAAATGGTTCTTGATTTAATTCGTAAAGCAGTTAAAATGAGTGGTAATAAGAATGTTGTTCTTTCTGGTGGTTATGGACTTAATTGTGTCGCTAACTATTGGTATCTTGGCGAACTAAAAGATGAAGGTATAAATCTTTATGTAGAGCCAGTTTCAAGCGATGCTGGTACCGCCATCGGGGCCGCACTACTATGTCACTATTCACTAACTAAAGATGAGACAGTAAGACCATTTGGAGAATCTCTGTTTCTAGGACCCTCACAGATACCTACTGAAGAAGAAGTTATTAAAGTTGCGAAAAAATATGATGCTTCTGGTGTTTACAATAACCAGTACACGGAAGATGCTGTTAAATTGATTTTGAAGGGGAACATCGTATCGTTGTTCCAAGGTCAGAGCGAGATTGGTCCAAGGGCTTTGGGCAATCGTTCTATCCTATATGACCCGCGGACGCTTGACGGGAAAGATTATGTGAACTCGGTTAAACATAGAGAATACTTCCGTCCGTTCGCTGGGTCAATTCTTCACGAACACGCACACGATTGGTTTGATATGAGAGGTATGGAAGAATCTCCTCATATGATGTATGCTATGTACTGTCAAGAAGGTGTCGCAGAACAAATCCCTGCTATTATTCACGTAGACGGAACTTGTAGAATACAGACAGTCAAAGAACACCAGAATCCAATCTACTATGAAATGATTCAAAAATTTTATGAGGAAACTGGCATACCAATCATATTTAATACATCTTTCAATCTTGGTGGTGAGCCACTTGTCGAAACGATTGATGATGCTATTAGAACCCTGCGAGATAGCGATATAGAATATTTGTATCTCCCAGATATAAATACAATAGTTGAAGTAAAAAACAAGGAGAAAGACAATGACTAAGCGAGTTAAAGTGGTAGAAGAACTTCCCTTAGAAGAAGGTGGCGGGCAGAGAGAACGGTTTATAGATAAACTTCCTGATGAAGTAGTTAAAGTTAAAATTGATTCTTTAGCACACGGTTCTGGAAAAGACGTTTCAGAATCGGGCATTCCCAATCTGGGAGAGCCCGAG